TTACCAAGTGATCGCCTCCACTACCTCCCGTGTATCAGCCAGTGTAACCTTCTGTTCTAGTGTGAAGTATTTCATTTGATTGGATGTGTCATGGGCCGCACCATCCTTGATAACCTGGATGAACTGTTCCCGTGTATGTGACACGAATGTTCTATCCGTGGACACGAACCATAGAACTGTGTCCATAGTTGGATCAAGGCTCAAAAGTGTTCCCTGTGCCCGGAAATTATCAGCCGCTTGTTTGTCATAGTTGTATGTCTTCTCTGTTCCTAGTGCCGACGATGAGAACGAAGAATAGATTGCCTTGTCACGCTCGGTCTGCAACTCGAATAGTTTGGAAGCCTTCACGCTGTCCAGTTGGTCAACCGCTGGTTCAATAATAGGAACGAATTCTTCAACCTTGAACACACCATCTTCATAGACGTACTTCCAATTGGTCAACGATGGATCAGGAGTTGGAAGCTCATCCACATGGATAAGCCCATCCTCTTCCCAATCCATATTAAAGATGGCTCCAATATCTCGACCATTACTTGCCAAACGGATCATCATACTGCGCTCATCTCCATTATGATATTGTGAACGTCAATCGTCTCTTGGTACGGTATGTTATTGGATGACGAGTTCTGAGTCGATGTAGCCCAACCAGCGTAAGTCAATTTGTACCTACCATCAGAACCTAGACCCAACTTCAACATATTGGGATTTCTGGAGTATACATAATTTTCAGAGTTAGGAATCTTGTACTTCCTCGATACAGGCTGTCCATTAGCTTTGACGGCATATATGTAGAAGTAACCTACGCCGTTATAGTATGCTGCGGTTCCAGAAGAACTGTAACTGAGAGCCGAGTCGTACTCAACAGTGTAGTTAAGAACCTTGCCCCCAATAGTTATTTTCTCCCAAGGGTAGAAGGTACTACCGATGTTAAGCCCTGTTGGATAACCTTTAGCTCCGTAACTTTTGATTGTCCAGCTGGTCAGGTCGATAACTACTGGAGTTTTGCTCGATCTGTAAACGAGGTTATTACCCTCGACATACATCAAAGCGCCTGAAACTACTGCACCAGAGCTGCTTCCTGCTGGAAACATCGATACTCCGATTACCGTATTAATGTCTATAACGCGAGTGTAGTTACCTGTCTGAGTAGTCCAGAAGGCCGACAAGCTTGCTATTGGAACCTCGAAGATTTTAGCCGAGTTTCCAGCGTTATAGTCTAAGATGTAGTAGTTTGTACCGTTTCCTGCTATAGCTTGGATGTAGTCGGCTGAGTTAAACAGCACAGGTGTTATCAGAGCCGAAGGATTGGTACAAGCCATTGTAGATTCGTTGAAGTCCAGTGTTACGAGCCTCATCCACGGAGATGTACCTAAGTGACCAGCACAGAAAATCTTACCGTTCGCGTACCAAATACCGTGTGTTGCTGTTACGCTTGTGAGTGCTGTGGGTACGGTGTAAGATGTTGTAGCTCCCGTTGAAATCTTGTAGAAGTTCAGAATCCAGTTTGTCTTGGAATAGTTCTTAACTACAATGATATCGTCAGTTAGATACACTGGATCTACAAAGCCGTTATCATCTTGGTCTGTAGCAGAGATCGTGGCAACCAGTACGTTACCGTCGAAATCCAAAAGCGATTGTTGTGTTGTAGATACTTTCTGCAATATGATACCGTTTTTACTGCCCCAACCACTACTAGCGAACGTTGCCTTGCTGGCTGGCATTTCCGTGTAACCAGTGCCGAATGGTTGGCTACTGCTACTTAACTCAGAGGCAAGAATCGCATCAACAATACTCATGTACTTCCTCCTATATTACTGTTTTAGTAATTCCGGTGAGTTTACCTGCCGTTCTGTTAATTGCTACCGTGATGGTCTTTCCGTTACACTTCTGGACAACGGACGAAACTTGACCCAATGTTCTGTTGATCGCTGTGCCTCGAAGTAGAGTACTGTTGAACGTGACAACCAGTTCGACATAGTCGGTGTTGATGGTTGAAGCAACTGTTCCGTTCGATGCATCCGCATAGGCGATATAATTAATTATTCCATTGCTGTCGATCATATCTGAAAGCGGCGGAGACATAGATGATGAACGGTCATAAGCCAACTTTGTAACAGTCGCATTGGTATGGTTAAGAAATGTTGTCCACCACGAAGAATTTGATGCTCGCCAAATCCCCAAATAAGCTTTGTTCCCTAGAGGACTAGAACCATACCCGTACCAATTACAAGTCACATTTGCTAGGTTTGCTTTTATCCAAGCAACCTTTGATGCTAAATCATTGGCGATAGGGAAACCGAGTAGCCTTTCAACGATGGCTACTAAGTCGAATGAAAACAGATGTTGTGGCATTTCTCCATTCACAGCCGCTTTTGTTGAAGTTACTAACGTTCCGTTCAAAGTGGCTACGTTCCCATACATAGCCGAATCATTTTCACCCCATGACCCAGTTGGGGTTTGAAGGCTGGTTGCACCATTCTGACGTTTCATGATGTGAGGATTTTCAACCGTTGAACCAGCGACCTTGCCCACAAAGTTCGCCGTCGATGTCCCTTGAATGGAACCATCCTCTTCCAAGATCCCGTACAGTATACCGTTGCTATCTCTGAACAGATCGATGTTCCGTGAGTCAACCTCATTGAACAAGGTCAAGATATCATCAATCTCAGAACTATTTGCCCCCGATTGGACAGCATTGTAAACACCGTTCTCAAGGTTATTGAGATTGGCTGCATTCAATGGTGTGCCAGCTTGGGTAACTGTCCCTGGCTTTGGAACAAGTGTTACCGTTCCTGTCACCGCGCCTGTTGCTGTGTAGTCATTGGGGGCCGATACTGCCCTGTCCTGCCAAACTGTTTTTGTATATGCCATCTAGTACAACCCTCCTTGATTCCCAGTTGTAAAATTACCGCACCGTCTGAAACTTCTTTGAACCAGATCGGCATATGTCGTGATAATTTGTGTGTTATACTCAAGCCGATTGACATCACCATTGGTAAAACCTTGACCAACTGTCCAAACCTTACTAGCAAGGTAACCAGGAGGATCCATGCTGAACGCCTTATGGATAGCCTCCATGTTAGCCTCGATTCGATTAATACTGGACAAATAGTCAATGGTTGTAACAGTCCTGTTCGTCACCGTGGTGAGAGGAGGAACAACGTATTGAATGCTGTTCAAATAGGCTGCAAGATCGGACATGTTCTGTTCAATCCTGTTCCAATCGGCACAGTTGATGAAGTCCGTACTTAACCAATCTGTCTTATACGTTGCCATTAGTTCGCCACCCCTCTCGCCTCAGATTGGACGCGCAAATAGCCTTCATATGTGAGATTGGTCTTTGTGATAATTGCCGTTTGGTTGCTACCGTAACTATTCTCAATATCAACAATATCCGCCAATTCTTGCGCCGGATTTCCGCGCCAGTTAGCTGTGGTCTTTGCCCGATAGGTGTTTTGTTGTAGAATCCACATACCCACAGCACGTGCCCGCGTTGCATCATTTATGAACGTGTTGCCTTCCACTGACAATGTGTCGCCATCTGTAACACCGGATGATACAGAATAAACCCCGGCTGCCTTTTCCAGATCAGTCCAGTACGAAACGTCAACTTGCTTAATAACACGCTCTAAGGTAATTTGCGGTTCACTGTATGTGTTTTCCGCTGTTATTGAGTCGATAGAAACACCAGCCAAAGTGACAGGTTCAAGCTTGATCACCCCATGACGATCTACGAATACATTGCAGCACGCGGCTATCGCAAGCATCTGCAGTGCATTCTTGCAGTTCATCTTCTTTGCCATGCTGTTGGTCATGAGCAATGCCAAAGAAGCATCTATCGAATAATCGACGATGCCGCAAATTGAGAATATCTGAGCTGCTAGCTGCGCAATTGTCTGGTTGTTACCGTTCAATTGCTCATATTGGTAGCTTGACATAAGGTTCAGTGCCGTCTGAGCAGTGAAAGATGCCGTCATGGAGCCTTCGTTGCTCACCCATTCACTGAGATAATACGAGCCTAGCGGTACATACTCGACGTTGCCGCTATCAAGCTCCACACCTAATTCACCATATATGCGCTGCCTCTGCTGTAAATACTTATAGAATCCGGTAGGATTAAGAATATTGAAAATACGATCTGTGTTATCGACTTCAAAGTTAAATTCAGCTGTGGGAATAGTGGAAGAATCCAGGTCCAATTCCTCCACTAGCCCCATCTTTATGAGGCTGTCACCTGTGTAAACCTTGACTATCCCAAAGTCTACCTCTACGATCCGCGCCCGTCGATTGCCAACGCTCCATTTCCTAACGGTGATAACGAGTCGCTTATAATTTAGCAATTGCCCCAAAGGCTCGTCGATTACATTCCCATTGCCCGTAACTGAAACGGTCGTTATCAAGTTCCCGCTATCACCATAAGCAGATACGTCATAGTCTGTTGCGTACTCACCGCCAATTGTGTCGAAAGTGATTGTGAGCGCTGCGCTTGAATGTACGCTGCCGAAGTCGATGGTAACACTCGGCAGTACACTTGTCCCGATTGTGAAAGGTTGCTCGTATGAAGTTTCGGTTATCTGGGGCTGGAATACTAGAATATCCAATGTGTCTCCGACTGCAGCCGTTTCTAATCGGAGCTGCCTATTGCTAGTTCCGTTTACCGTTACGCTGAATGAGAACTTCGTCCACCCACTATTAGCTGGAATTGTCAAACCACCGAATTGAGTGTTTATCCTGGCGTTTAACGACGATTGATTCTTAACCCATATGGAGAATGTCGCCGCGCTGCCCGCTGCGCCCGGCCCCACATCGCGGTAAACCTTAAGGACGTTTGTTCCCCCAGAAGCTACTACTCGTGTCGCATTGTTGCCTCCCAGTGGATCAGCATAGCCCTGGGTTATCGTTGCTGTTACTGCTGTGAACCAATTCCAGCCTATGAATTGGGCAGTGTTTGCAGAAGGCGCTGCGAGATTATTGACATAAAAACTCCCTGCCGAATCGCAAAATCCACTACTTACATAGCCGACTTCACCGTTATTCACTTTCACATCGTCCGGAAATGAAAACGAGCCATCAAGCTTGAAACGGTCCTTTTCGAGTGTCGCTAACTTATATGATTGCATCCGTTTACGGTCCACAAGTTGCGTACTATCGCTATATGTCTCCTCTGCTGTTGCTGTAATGCTTGAAGCATCCCCATAGGCGGTAACGTCTGTGATATCAAACGTCACACGTCCGACGGTTCTGCGGGAGACGCCGTAAACCGCATCCTTAAAAGCCGAACTTGTGTTTAGCACGCACTCTCCCTACCTTTCAATAAAATTGAATTTAACGTCCTGATAACGGGGCACACCGGCCCTAACATCCATCACTCCAGCTGAGCGGTCGCCCGCATAGAACGTGCCCGTTCGGGTTGCTCCAGTTAGTGGATCCGTATATTGGACTGAGAAGAAGAAAGAAGCTTGAATTGTAGAAAGGACCGTTTTTGTATCTGCAGCTGAGAGGTACTTATAGCTAATCTCCAATTTACGCTTCGTTGCAACACGTTCCGCAATCATGGTGCCGTTCGTGTTCCGGTCTGCTTTAACAATGTCGTTTATCCCAACTTGCATATCAGTTGGTGACGGGAATGCTACACCCGCAACCGTGAGTATGGCCATCACAATGCCTCCCTTTCTGCTATGTCGCCCTAATCATTGATCCACCAAGCCTAGCTCCTTCTTTCACCAGGAACGGATTTAGAATTCGAGCAAATGTGGTGCCATCGATCGACAAATTAATATCACCAGAGGTTTTTTGTGAACCACCGCCTGAGAACTGCATAGCCCCCATAACTGCCGTTCCAATGGCTCCGGCAAGCGTATCGACGAACGAAGTGTTTTCGAGGGGTACGACCGCCTCTGGACCAGCCTCCCCGATCTGTGCAATGGTAGGTGAATCGACAATGCCGCCCCGTGCCAACTTCGGAATCTTGGGAATAGAAATACCGAACGACTGCCCACCAAAACCAGGTACCCAATCAGGGATTTTAATATTAATCTTGTTTAGTCCATCAATGACGCTGTTAATAGATGTGATAATCATGTTCAGAGGTGCCTTCGCGATATCGACCAATGCATCAAACACGCCCTTGAATACCTGCTTTACGCCTTCCCATGCTTTCCCCCAATCGCCTGTGAATACTCCTGTAAGAAATTTAAGAATACCCTCATACTCTGTCTGGAGGTCTTTAATTACAGCTCCAATACTTTTAAACGCACTCTCGAAAACTGTTACAAACGTGTCTCCGACCCAACTTACTACAGGCTTAAGTGTATCCCATAACTTCGTAATAACAGTGACAATACCATCAAACGCTACCTTGAGAGTATCCAAAAGCCATGAACCAAATGGCTTGAGGATGTGCTCCCACAAGCTATTGAAGACAGTTGCAAGCGTGTCGACGGTTGGTCCAAATTCGGTCTTAATCGCATCTCCCAAAGGAACTAAAACTTCCTTCCAAAATGACATAGCAATTTTGGAGAGATTGTCCCAAGCAACCCCGAGTACGTCGGACAACACAGAAGCAAGAGGTGTTACGACATTGTCCCAGAACCATTTCAACGCTTCACCAATAGGCACTAATACTTGCTTCCAGAACCAAGTAGCTGCTGTTGTTACTGCATCCCATGCTTTAGGCATAGAATCCATTAGCCATGCTCCGAAAGGTACAAGAACGTTATTCCATAACCAGATGGCTGCATCGCCAATTGCTTTCAGAATGCCGTCTACAATACCTCTAAACTTGTCATTTGTTTGGTAGAAGTAGATAAACGCTGCCACCAGTGCGCCGATTGCAATCGCAATAAGCGCTATAGGTCCTGTTATGGCTGCCCATAGAGCCACGAAAGCAGCCGCGAGAGCATCGACAACGGCCATGAACCCGGATATTATCGCTGACCAACTTGTGATAATTTCAAATGCTGCAAAAGCCGCGACAATGCCTCCAATTGCAGCACCGATGATCTCCTTGTGCTGAACAACGAAGTCAGCCACGGTTTGAAAACCAGAACGTACTTTGTCTGCGAAAGCTTGTACAGCAGCTGATACAGGTTCAAGGGCAGATGTTACTCCCTTCGTATCCGGCAGTATTGGCCCTGCGGCTCCATCGCCCAATCCAGCAGCTCCTGCCTCGGCATCTTTCGTTGGATCGTTGAGAGGATTAACTTCATCAAACCCTGCCACACCATTCTTGGCTTTAGCAGCCTTGGCACCTGCATCCTTGTAGGCATTACCTAGTCCCTTTACTGCTTTGGCTTGTGCATTCGTAGCAGCCGTTTTCTTCTGAGCATCAGAGTATCCAAATAGTGCTTCTATAAAGGCAGCAATTACTCGTACAACACTCAGGATAGCGTTCGCCATCGTCGTTAGGAGAGGTACAACAACATTGATAATCGGCAGGAAGGCTTGGCCTAGTGCGAGCTTGGTATTGCCCAAGGCAGTAGTGAGTTGCCCTATTTTTGATGCAGTGTTGTTATTAATCTCTGCTCCAAACTTCGAACTTGCCTGTTCCATTATGGCGAAATAACGAATGGTTTGCTGGGTTTGAAAATCAAGTTGTTCCCAAGACTTGTTCCCAGCAAACCGTTTAAAAGCATTGGTGGACTGGATCATGGCTACGTTGACGTTAATGCCAAGGTCTTCAATCGCTTCTGTATTTCCAAGTAGCCCTGACCGTATCCGATCCAGAACGTCATCCATTGTTCGCCCCGTACCAGACGCGACAACTGCGGAGGCTTCAAGAAGATCCACTGTCCGCTGTTCCGTTTCCTTCGTATCCTTAGAAAAGCCACTGATTAGGTTAGAATAAATGGATCCATACCGAATTGCGGCGGATTTCGTCATATTAAATGCGCTCGCACTATTATTGGCCCAATCCCCAAATGCTGCAGCGCTGACGCCTAAAGTACGGTTGATGACTTGCATAGCTGATTCCACCTGAATAGCATCATCTGCCGCGCCTTTCAAATACTCTCCGATTTTAATTGCCCCGACAACGGCAGCAACCTTTTTTAGCGCTGAAGACATACGGCTCTGAAAGCTTTTCACGTCGGTAACCGCGCGATTCATTTCTTTCCGGAGCCCGCTAAAATCAGCACCAGCACGAATCATAAGATTACGTACAACTGACAAAACTGATCACCCCCTTACATGATGGTTGATCCTCCCATAGCTGCATTTAAGCTCTTAACGGTTTCAAACATATCCTGCATCGTATTTGCTTCCTTCGGCTTCGTATTGAGGTCAGAAAGCAATTTCGCTAATTTAGGCAGTCGTTGAACCCGATGTAGATAAGCCGTCATATATGCAATGGAGATGCTGGTTTTATAATCTTGAACCACCTTTTCCCCATACGCTTCTACATTGAGGCTAAACTCAAACGGTGTGAGCTGCCAAAACTCCAACATACTCATTCCAATGCTCGCGGCAGTTTCCATTGCCTCAATTATCGAGAACGGCCTCGCCTCGGTCTGGCCGATGGAGCTACCGCTTTCCCGTTTGGGGAGAAGCTATTTTGAAACGCCCGCGACATTGCCTCAAGCGCATCAGGCATATTGCTGTGGTCATCAACCAGGTCCATTACCTTATCAGGCGTTAGTTCCTTATCCTCATGCACGAGACCAGCCCATAAAACAATAGCCGTTTGACGAATGGTGAGGTTATCCATATCAAGAGCTGAAATTGAAGTGCCCAACTGATCCTCTATAACAGCCAACGATTTCATTCCATAACGAAAATTCCGAACCCTATCCAGCTCAATAGTGGTTTGCATGGCGTAATAGCCTCCTAAAAAGGGGCAGACAAGGCTGCCCCAGAATGTTTAATGCTTTATTAAGCCGTACGGATAGCCGCAATATCGTAGATCCGAGGCGACTTATTTGTCTCCCGCTCAATGATGGTAACTTTCTTGGAGCCGACCGCAGCGAACGGTATAGCCTGTGAAGCTGCACCAGACGAAATACCTGACTGGAAGAGTGCTCCATCTAGGTAGACATCAAATGTAGCGCCCGCAAGCGTAGCCGTTACGGTAATCGAGGCCCCCGTAAACGAGTAACTATAGGTATAAGTGCCGGATGTATATGCCGGTGCGAGAGTGCCAGATGTGCCAGTCAATGCCAGCCCCGTAAGATTAGCTGAAGCGGACAAATTAAGTGTCGGTTGACCTGATACTTTTACTGTGGCTTCGAAACTGATGGCATCTTCAAGCGATGCACTTGTCTTAAAACCAGTTACGACACCCTGAAAAGTCCACGAAGCGCCAAACGGAAACAAGATAGTAAAGTTATCCGTGACACCAGACTGAAAATCAGTGTACAAAGCAGATTGTCCAAGATCCCCCGGATTGAAGAAACCGGATAGCGACACTTCACCTGCATCCTTAAAGCCGCCAATAAAATTACGATATCCGCCTGTACTATCGAGTGCTGTAACGTCAATCGTATCGGCAGACAACTCAAGTCCACCGATTTCACTGAGTTCAGCTACATAGTTTGCGCCAATTTGAAACTTCGTTCCTACTGCGCGTTGAGCCAATTGGAAAACCTCCCTATATTTGAACGATAATTTCGATAACTGAACGGTACATCTTCAATTCAGTTTCGTATATTTCAACGGGATCTCCCATAATGGTGATATCCCGGATATAAATTGGGGCGCTCGTCCCTATCGATCGGCAAAGGAAAGATTCCAATCGACCTGAGACTTCTGGAGTGAGCGATTTAAGTCCGCCATAGCTTGCACAGATAATATTAATTTCTGCATGCACTTGCTTCGTACTAAGAAAACCACTTAACGTTTTATCCTTAGTCCCATCACTCGACACATACACGACATATGGCGCAGGAAAAGATTCTGGAGCACTGAGAGGGAACACGCGATTAAACAATTCTGGAATACCCTGAAGTTCTTCTCTCAGTGAGGCTTCAAAGCTCATTTCATTCACCCTTTCAATGCCTTGTCGATGTCCTTACCTAATGTATCTAATGTTGTTTTCCGAATAGCCGCGGCATGGTCGTCAATTGCCCTACGTAAATAGCGGTAACCGGGGATATACCGGCCATTTCTTGTGAAATAGCCGTATTCCTGAGATGAAGGGTAGTATGAACGCTTACCAGCAGCTGAAATCTTTACGAACACATCGTTCATATTTGCGCTAATGGTGATATCGAACACCTTTTTCCCAGTGACCCGCCGTTGCTCGGCTTTTATAATAATGCCGCGTTTCAAATTACCGGTATCGACAGGAGCCTTCGCTTTGGCTGCCTTATAAGCAATGCGAGCTCCTGCTCTTGCTGCTTTCGTGACTGATTTCTGTGGGACTTTGCCAAGTTTTTTTAAATCAGCCTCTATTTTATTCATGAGCTTTTTATCGAGCTTCATATCCATAGAAATTTTGCCTGGCATTACATCACAACTTTCTTGCAGTAGAGCAGCAGCTCCCGATTTGCGCCGTTAACGTTGACGGGCTGTCCAATGATTTCATAATTGATTTCACGATGGACAACCCGATAATTGCTTTGGATTTCCGGACGGTAACGTAAACGAAATTTCACCTCTACTTGGCTTTGAGTTTCCTGTGCAGCAAAAAACTCTCTTCCTAGTAGCGGCTCAAACGACGCCCTTGATGATAGGACTTCATTCCACTCCGCTGCTCCGGGCGCCCCATATTCATCCCGAGCTTCTGGGGGAGAGCTGATGACGATTGTTTCCCTCATTCTTCCGGCTTCCATGGGCTACCACGTCCGATCCAGCCAAAGCAGGCTTTTCGCAGCCATCGGCATTTCCAAAGCGGTTTTGCCAATGACGACTTCTTCACGATTTTCATACCAGTGACCAATTAGTAACAGCAATGCTTGCTTCGTTGCTGGTGGCACGACTTCATATCCAGCTTGGTAACGAATCTTAACTCCGTCGGCGGGAATCAGCATACCGCATGGCCAACTACTTCCATACGGTAGAGGAATAACATCATCGCTTGAAGTGAGCATGTAGCTGGCGGACGGGATTGTAATAACCGATCCATCCGCTTGAGTGTACTTCACGCTTTCTATGGATTGGACAGGACCACGCGGAAGGCGGATGCAGGGCGAGAAGCAGTTCAGTGCAAGCTCAATCGTTTGCGACACTATGCTACGTCTCTGCAAGCCTTCAGCATAATCACGTGCTACAGAAATAAGCGCTTGAATGTAATCGTCGTCACTTGAAAAATCAATCCTCAGATGGCTCTTCGCTTCCTGAAGCGTCACTGGCTCCGTCATCGGTTGTTGTACTACCTTTGTCGGCATCAAGACCACCTTCCTGCTCTTGTAAGGTTTCCAAATATGCAGCGTAGGCTTCTTCGGCAGCATGCTTTCCTTTCACCGTTTCACCTGTCGGAAGCCGATACACTCCACGAGAGACCAATTCAATCCCGTCAGGTGGTTTAGCATCATCGTTATCCTTGTCGAGATCTGCCACCTTAACTGGATTTTCTTCAAAGATCTTTGCATATCCGATATCGATCCATGCCTCCGCTACTTCATCAGAGACTTTCACAATGTCCCCAGGTTCGTAGCTATGCGTTGCCGCGGCCATTGAAATGAGCATTACAATAAATTTCATCCGTTACACCTCCAAATAGAATAAGGAGGACATTAGCCCTCCGCATGATTAGGTCGCACTGTTAGCGTAGTAGGAAACGGGGATCACGCCTGGGTTGATAAACCGGCCGTCCTGGCGAAGGAACATAACAAATCCGACTTGGAAAGCATCCATGTACTTTTCACCAAAGCGAACCATTACAGGGTTCTTAACCCGGCGAATCATGTAGTTCTTGTAGTCGCCGAACAGGATCGATTTCGCATTGGCCGCCATTACCGGCATATCGTTATTAAGAATGTAGCCGTAACCGTTAATTGTATCTGCCTCTTTATAAGCAACACCTGGTAGCCACAACGGACGGCCCTGCGTATCTTTCAGCTTTTTCACCGCTTTGAGGGTAGTGTCATGAAGCATAAATTTGGATCGCTCTCGGTAGGCGATATCCACCGAGTGGATCAAATCCACAAAGTCATCGAATACAACAGAAGCGGTTTGACCGACCACGCCCGTCTTGCCGAGTGCTGCCTGCGTTACAATACCTTCCGGTTGACCTGTACCTGTGCCCGTCGTAAAGTGGGCATTACCCGCTCGTGCGATTCGCTCAGCGAGTTTGTCTTTCAACCAAGGCTCCAAATCAAAGCCGCTGTCTTGCATTAGCCCGACCGGCACAAGAATAATGTCCGATGTATAGATAAACGAACCAACTGTTTTTTGACCAAAAACAGGATCAACGTTTGTATTCGCAGGTGTGTTTTCACCTATGATCCGGCCCACATTGGCTGTATCATTGCCTGTAGGGATTAGCAAATTGTTACCGCCATCGGTATCAATAATATTCGTGACTTCCGGATCGTACATCCCGCCATACCATTTCATGGCTGTGATTAATTCGTTATAAAAGTCAGTTGGGATCGTGTTACCACCAGCAGTTGGAGTTCCAGCAGCAAGAGCACGTTCTTCATTTCCAAGCGGCCGGATACCTGTTTGCAAGATTTGGCGCTCTTCAGCGGACAGTTCATGAACACCAACTTGCAAAAAGCGTTTAAATGCGTCCCGATATTCCGGTTTGGTTTTATTATTCTCGGCTTCTGCAGCACCACGATTTTCATGACCGTCAAGAGATTTCTGCATGTCTTCAAGCTTCTCAAGGCGATCAATTTGTTTACGCAGTTCTGTCTCATCTGCAATGATCCGGTCGGCTTGTACATTTTCTTCAGCTGTCAATGCTCGCTTCTCCGCCGTGCCGCGATCGAGCAGATCCTGAAGTTGAGTCACCATATTTGCGCGCTGGCGGCGCAGTTCAACGATTGTATGAATATTGGCCATTTGGTTAAACCTCCATAGCTTTCATAATTTTTAGAGAATCAAAAAAGCGCTGATCCGGTTTCTCCGCCAGATTGCGCTTATCGTCTAACGATTTCAGTTTGTCTTTACTGCGTTGTGACAAGACAGCTTCGGTATCTGGATATGCCGGAGTCGTGACAACCGATACATCGTATAACTTCCCGATCCGCAGAATCGTCCTTTCGTAGGCTTGTCGGTCTGAATTGTACGACCAGTCCTCCGACTCTTCCCCATCCGCTACCGAAAACGCGAAGCTGCACTGGTTGATGACGCCGCTCCGCATATTTTCCATGAGATCCCGGCTATATGTGGTATCGGTCGGGGTGCAGCGCCATTTAAGCCCAATTCCATCGACTTCAAGCGAAACCGCTCCATTGCCCGAAGTCACCGTACTCCGTCCGAGAACGAGATTGCTGTCATGATTGAAAAGTGCCACTACATTACTCATATCAGCATCATCCAATGCCTTTGAGTCAATTTTTTCGAATATAGGGGTGTACCATCCAAGGTTATCGCTTTCCCGGTTAAACTTTAGCGCATAAGCCTCAATATACTCCGTCCCATCATCCGCTTTACGGATCTCCATTGGAGCCGTTAGGGTTCGTCTTTCCGTTTTGCCCATTTCCTTCACCTCCTTTCAACAAAGCTGAAATCGGCATCATAGCCGTATTGACCATGTAGCTATCTCCGCCTTCTTCGGCCGAAATCGGGTTCTGGTTTTCCATCTTACGAATATCGTTTGTGCTTAACCATCCGTTTTGCCGTCCGATTTGGTAGGCTTCATACCGCGATTTTGTATCGCCGCGTAAAAGGGCGGTAACAAGATGCTCAGCATAATACTTACTGCGCTCTTTTCCGACTAACAGCCGCATCGCAACCGCTTGTTCCCAGCGGACCATCCACGGTTGGAGGCTGTCCGTTACGAATTCAATGGATTGATGTTCAATGTTCGAGAATGTCGCCCGCTCCAAGTCCGCAAGTTTATGTGGAGGAACGCGGAAGATACGAGCGATTTCGGCAAGCTGGAACTTCCGAGTTTCTAAGAACTGAGCATCTTCAGGTGCAATTGAAATTTGCTTGTATGTCATTCCCTCTTCAAGAATCGCTACCCGATGTGAATTCTCTAAGCCACCGTGCGCCGCATACCACGATGCCCCCAGTCGCTTAGCGCTTTCATCATTTAACGCTCCGGGATGCTCAAGAACTCCGCTAGGCTTTGCTCCGTTCGTAAAGAACTTATTCCCGTAGCTCTCGGTCGCTTTTGCAAGACCAAGTGCTTCTTGATGTAGCCTAATGAGCGATTTCCCGCTGAACGGTCCCTTTATTACAAACACGCGATAGGCTGGCAGTTTGTAACCACCCCCGTTGATGTACGTCACATACTCCAACGTTCGGGTTTCTTCGTTGTAAATCTCGGCAGTATTCTCAGCTTTTAACGGCCAAAGCGCCTTAACCTGTCCTCTTTCGTCCCATTCAATCTCCGCATATCCAAAACCGCGACTAATAGCATCCACGGTTAGCCATTCTCTGAACTCCATCGCGGACATCAAATCATTTGGAGCGTCGTGTAGCAAGGTATAAACCGGATGTATGTCCGCTCGCACCCGTCCGTCCTTTGTTCGCTTGTACAGGATAAGCGGCAAAGAGGATATCGGTTCGGCAATTGCACGAATCGCTGCGGAAACCGCCGTTAACTGCTTTGCGCTTTCTTCGGTCACCCCGGTTGAATTCGACTTGATAATATCCTGCCAAGACGAGCCATTCCCGTTATAAGTCACCGTCGAGACGCTTGCTCTTTCTTCCATTTCCGGGACAGTTGCTTCCTGTGACCCCTTGACTGGTCCGCGTTTCTCCCAAAATCTCCAATTCAAGTTGTTCACCTCCCCTATAGGGTGAAGATTCCCCGTTCTTCGTATACTGAATTCTTTGGCCTGGTTGAGAGCGTCAGTTTATGCGCGTCAATGATGGCATCGATCGGGTCGATTCTTTTCGACAAAGAGTCCTTTTCAATCTTAATTTCGCCAAAGCTATTGCTAACTGTCTTGGCGTTCGCCATAGACCATGTCAACAGCTTGTTTTGTTTGTCGTAGAGAATGTTACCGGCTTCCACTTCGAGTCTGAAATCGACCGTTGCGTCGTTAAGGCTCTTTGCCGACTGAACGATTTCAACGCAGTATACGCCAAATTCTTCCAGGTCATGCAAAAAGGCATCCGCATTATGAGGGTCATAAGCGATGCCTTTTAGTTTCAGGTTGTATTTTCTGATCAGGTCCCGGTAATGAGCGATGATATATTTGTAATCCGTTTTTACGCCACCCATCGTCTCCGTAACGGTTAGCAAGCCTGCGTTGATCCATATGTCATATGGTGCCCTATCACTCTTGATGTGTTCGGCGACGCGGTTTGCAGGAATGAAACTGTGCGAGTAGATGTAATACTTTCGGTGCGTGCCGTCCTGAATGGGAAACTCCAGTCCCCCGGATGTAAGATCACCACCGCTTGAAAGGTCGAAGCCGAGATAACATTCCTTGTCCCGCATGTCTTCCAGCGTCATATCGCTTCCGCATGCTGTCCAGTGTTCCATGTTCATGTACTGATTTTCCGCAAACTGCACCCAGCGGTTTAACGATTTCGTCAAAAAGTTCCGTAGTTCTTCACCTTGCATGGATTTTGCCTTAATAGCATCTGATTTAAGGCTATCAAGCGTCTGCTCCGTCCACAATGGGTTCGACTTGGACCAATTGTTCTCATCCCAGATATCGTCTTCCTTGTCCATTTCGCAAATATAGACGAACTGCGTTTCATCCTCGTGTGTTCCTTCGAGCAGCATCTTGCAATACTTGTACAGCTCGTAACAAGGACTGTTTAGGTCAAAACCCGCAGTTGTAATCACAGAGACTAAGCATTGCTTAAGCTTCTTCGTTCCATCAGTTAGTAGCTTGTACATCTGGTTCGTTTGATGCAAGTGGTACTCATCTACGCTGCCAAAATAGGGACGAAATCCATCAATTGATTTCGTGTCTCTGCCAAGCGCAACAATTTCTCCGAACGTTTGATTGCACAGAATCTTATTACTGTACTCCTTAATTGAAAACAGCCCTTCTTCAAAATCATCACCACATAGCTCGGGATCTGCATTAATGAACTTCACGCATTCCTTGGCTACAATCCACGCTTGCGCTTGCTTTGTTGCAGTCGTATAAATCTGAGGATACATATATCCATCAAAGTTACCGTAATACATCGTTGGCACGGCATTGCCGAGTGACTTCCCATTCTGACGGGCTAGCTGTACATACGAGGTGCGGAATCGCCGGTAACCTTTTAACGTTCTCCAGCCATGCCAGCTGCCGAAAATAAATTCTTGGAACCCCCAGCATTGAAGGGGCTGCGGGTCATCACCTTCAGCAATCGTCAGCGATTCAGCAAAGTCGATAAGTTCATGGGCTTTATCCGGGTGCCAGACATAGGGGAACTCGTCCGTTCCTTGGCGTTCTAAGTCTCTTAAGTGTCGCTCGCAAGCTTGCCGTTCTGCCTTACCAACGCTACGCTGCAACCGGTTAAACACCACATCAAGTGCATAGCGTGTTGGTCGATCCTCCATTGAAAGTACCTGCGGCAAGTAATTAGCCAAGACGAGCACCCCCGAATTTGGCGAACTTACTCTGCGGCTTCTCTTTCCCCTTCGGTTTCGGAACATTTTTCACCTTGGCCAGGGGATTTAAAAAGAGGCGGTCCTGCATTTTGAGAAGCATGTCCACCTTTTTGTTAATCGCTGTTTCAAGCTTTAGGAGGTCATCAAGCACAACGGTCAGGTCAGCTCCGTACTTATTTTCAAGTGTCTCATACATGGACAATAAGCCAGCGTACTCCGCGAACGTCTTGCAGTACAACGCTAAACTATTTACATCCGAGCTCGTCAGCAACTCCACGCCTTGATCTGCAGCTGACTTGTATTCCTTTATATGCAGCTTCCACTGCGCCAGCGCGATTGCATTCTGTTTAATGAAAACTGGCGGCTTTAACTTGTCCAAGTCGGTCTTCCCAAGTTTAACTTCTGATGCCATCCGTTCAGCAATTTCTTTCTTTGTCAGGCGATTGGGATTGCCCTGGGCAACCTGCAATGTAACCGACGTTGCATTTCTGCCCATAAAGGCACTCCCCTCTTAGATCTTCATAACCATTCAGATGGTGTGAAGTCCACATAGTAGTCACTGCCAACAACAAATTGCTTCGCTGCATCCGGATTTGTGATAGTCAACGAAATCGCTCCTGCTGGTGTTGCATTCCAGAAACTTCGGTTCTCCTCACTACCTTGCAAAACAGGTTGGAGCGAAACTGCTCCATTTTCATTCCTCACTCGTACAGACATAGGTATCACCTCCTTCCCACACTCCAAAATTCAAAAAACGAAAATTCACGCGCAAAAAGAGGATACGCGGTCTCTATAGTTGACCTGTGAGAGATTTTGCCCCCCCCCTGTCCCCCAGTCTAATTACTTTATCGCATTAAAGTATTAAGTAGTTTCGATGTTATTCACCTTTGGCCGTCCTGGTGCTATGACATGACTTACACAATCCCATCCAGTTGTTGCTATCCCAAAAGAGCTTCATATTTCCTCGATGAGCGGTGATATGGTGAACCTCATTGGCTGCAACAATCCTTCCAATCGTAGTGCAGTCGTGGCATAGCGGGTTTTTCTTCAGGTACGATAGACGCGCTTTCCTCCACTTGTTCGTGTAGCCACGCTGGTATGAAGTACCTCTGTATTGGTCGCGGGCATTCACTTCAGAACGATGCTCTTCACAGAATCCTTCATCTGCAAAGCGCTGGCATCCCTGCTTTCTACAGAACTTCTTCAGCACAAATCTCGCCTACTTTCACACCAGAATCACTCACTTACTAATTGTAAGTTAAAAACTGTCCAACTCGTGATTTATCCACAGTCCGGGAAAACACGATGAAAACAGCGCCACTGCTGACGTTGAAGCCACTTTTTCTGCATGAATTGAGTTACCCATATGTTACATTTTGTGTAACTGGAACGAATCGATTTTCCCAGCAATCTGTAGAGCTCCTATTACCGCCATTAATTGAATTACACATAGCCTCGATATGGTGAACTCATAAATTAATAATCAGGTTTTTAATCGTTTTAAGGCAGAATCCATTGTGTCTTGTTCAATGCCAATGTACCGAAGTGTTATCTTCTCTGAAGTGTGATTGAAAAACTTCATGAGCAAGCCTATGTCTCTTCCTGATTGATGATAGAAAAGGTAGCCGAACGTTTTTCTTAATGTATGGCATCCTATTTCGGAAAGTTCGAATTGGTATGCAACCTGCCTTAGAATCTTATATGCCATGCTTCGTCCAATTGGAATGTTATAGCCTTGCCTGCTTTGGAGAAGATACTCATGTCCCTTCATATCTTCCGTATACATTCTCAGCTCACGTTTCAACTCCGGCGCGATGAAGATACGCTTCTGCTTGCCTGTCTTCATCTCTTTAATGGAGATATGACTTCCGGCGACGTCGCGCACTCTCAACTTCAAAATGTCGCTTATTCGCAGCCCCGTACTGATTCCCAGGAGAAACAAGATAAAATTCCGAATGCATGTTTCTTTCAGGTACTCTTTAATGTCTGCAATAACTTCGGGATCACGAATAGGTTGAACAAAATTCATAATCAGCACCGTACCTTTCGCATAATCCCAAGCGTTTACGAATATCGACTGTGATCATATTGAACACCTTTTCGGCGCTCTTTTCGATTGTGTGGGCTAGGAACCGGCAATAACTTCCTTGCTAGCCAGTAAAAAAATGCGAGGATCATGGTTTCAATTTCCTTTCTCTTATACAGATTTGTTTCAAACAGAATTGCTTCGGCGCTTCCCAACGTCCCCATACGCAACTTTTACACTTAACCGGCTGCAACTTCCGAATATCCATTGGCTTGTACATTGAGTGTGACAACCTGTTAAGCCTCCTTTGCAAGAGTGCCGTCGTGCGGCTAGGTAATAAGTGTCTCAAAGCAGCCTATGATCAGAATCATGAGCTATTTTGAAAAACTTATAGGGTTTCGAACCCCACCTCATCTCCACACGCTTGGCGACTGGCGCCTAAGGTCAAATGACCCACCGCATGGCCGAGTCCTACATGCAATAAGGGTACAGTAGGTATCACCCGAGCAATTGCTCTTTGTGATTCCACTGTACCCTGTAGGCACTCTCATATTTGACGCCGATTTGTCGCCTTTCACACGCAAATTTAAAATTTTACTATCTCAATTCCTTCTTGCTTCATATAGAGTTTAAGTGAAAAAAATAATTCATAATAATTGTAAAGCATCGTAATAGAGTCATCATTTGAAAGCTCAAAGTTTGGTCGATTCTCCGAATAGAAACTCATTATTCTATTCGTCGTATGCATCGATTCGTGGTAGGAAGAATATTTTATTTTATCAAGTAACAATATTAACTCAGGATCGTAGGAGAAATTCGATGAATTTATTTCATTAATGTGTCGATCAACGTATTCAATATTATGCATTAAATATAATCCAACAGAACCAGTTTCGTTTAGATTACCGTTAAAAATCGGTCCATTATCACTAAGATTAATCCCCTTAGTTTTATTTCCAAATGCTGCTTTATCAATTTGCTTCTTATCGAACTCATTAATTTTATAAATACTTTGAAACGGAGTTTGAATTCCATGAAGTATTCGGCTCAGGGGAAGAGAGACACGCGCATTAACCTTTTTCTCTCTTCTCCTGTCTGGGATGAATACAACCAGTATATAAAACAAATAGCTTGCTAAATATCCATTTCCAAGATCATAAAAAATTTCCCCAAGCTCCTCACCATATCTCCATTGCTCTGGATAATATGACATATACTTTACAGATAATACCGTCGTTATTGATCCTAAAAAAAGAATAAACAACCAAAAATTCAATCTCCTAAAAATAACCAAGTAAGTTACCTCCTAAATTAACACATTCACTATACTGTGTAATTATACCATTTTAACTGAATGCGGTAGTTACTATCGCATTCATTGAAATAAATATTTAACCTAATCCCATAACAAAAGTGTATTAGCGATTGACTCAATGCCTTTATTAATCTTACGGTCGACTGTAGAAGGATGATAAGTTTCAAACCTTGCGATTGTAACGTAGTGTGGTTGCCCTTTAAGATAACGAATTTCAATCATTCGCTTTATATCCTCATCCGTTATTAAGTTAACAGCGCGTTCAATAATGCCTGTGTGCAATTTATAGGCTTTATACAAAGTTTCTTGCTTAAGTGGGAGTTTGTCCGTCTCATTTCTATCAAAATCATCAAGTACCGCTTTCATCCTGCGGTATCGTGATAAGAGTGACTTAGCCGCCTTAATTTCCTCCTTCTTAGCGCTTGGAAACAATTCCATTTGATCTATATATGTAGTCATAGCCAACATTCCCCTCGTCCTCTCGCTGTGATATATTAAGAGTACGAGTATTCTTTGCCCCGGCTACCAGATCCCCATCAGGGCCGGGGCATTTCTATGTCTTCAATCCAGAACAATAGCATCATACCAATCAACAAACTCACCTAAGAATTTCCCTTCAGTTAGAATCTGAAACCGCTCTATATAGAAGGCCCCCTTTACACTCCTAACTTCAAATTCTTCCCCTTGCTTTGGTCCTTTTTCTGTTTTCCTGATAATTTTAATCTTCAAGCTCCGTCACCTCCCATAAACTTCAGCAATCTTCAAATTACATTTCCGGAACTAACGCACCAAGTTGTTCTAATGCAATTTCAACATGTTCTAAAGCAAGCGCCGCAGCTTCAATATCTTCTGAATCACGCTCATTCACTGTCAAATATAACTTAGCCGTCTCTGCTTGTTCTTTTGCCTTAATTAATGTTTTAACTAATGAATCTTTTCGCACCTGATCATGTTTGTTCAAACTCAACGTCTCCTAATCTATTTATAAGTGACCTACTTGAATTACTTATTACATTACGATCAAAACATCATCTCTAATTGCCCGCCGATCACATCATCAACGAAGTGATAGGGCTCAACAACACTTTCCAATCTCCCCCGATCCATTATGCTTCCTAACGAACTGTTCCACGTATAGGCTGCGTTACAGAAAGGCGAAACAACAAAGGATTTGAGCATACCACTATCTATGCCGGCAAATCGGTTATCATCGGATAATGCGATAAGTTCAATTCCGGCTTGGCAATTCTGAATGACTTTCTGAATAAGTGCATGCTTCTGTTCATATAAGGTCAACTGTTCTCCTCCTAACTAGCATGTTGCCGATCCAGAGAAACGAATTTGTTATACTGCTTTAAGAAAGCCAGCTCAACCATTCCAACTGGTCCGTTCCTTTGCTTAGCTATGATAATTTCAATAATGTTCTTCTTCTCTGATTCCTTATCGTAGTAGTCGTCTCGGTAAAGAAAAGCAACAATGTCAGCATCTTGCTCGATTGAACCGGATTCACGAAGGTCTGACATCATCGGCCGCTTGTCCTGGCGTTGCTCAACTCCCCTGCTCAATTGAGAAAGCGCGATAACCGGCACCTCTAATTCTCGTGCAATTTGCTTTAACGTACGAGAAATCTCGGAAACTTCCTGCTGTCGATTCTCTTTTCGAGATCCGCTCGAAATTAATTGAAGGTAATCGATCAGAATTAGCCCAAGACTGCCTACTTGTTTCTTGAGCGTTCGGCATTTGCTTCGGATCTCCGATACAGAGCTCACCGGGGTATCATCAATAAAGATGTTCGCATCATGTAGGCTTCCTGATGCTGCAGCTATCTTCTCCCAATCCTCGTTCTCAAGATATCCCGTCCTGATCCGGCTTGCATCCACGTTTCCTTCAGCAGCTATCATGCGGTTTACCAACTGAGATGCCGACATTTCCAAACTGAATATAGCAACAGTCTGTTTCGCACGTATGCCGACATTTTGTGCAATGTTGAGTGCAAATGCTGTTTTCCCCACCGACGGCCGAGCTGCAACAACGATTAGATCATTCCGCTGGAAACCTGATGTCATCCTGTCCAAGTCTATAAACCCAGATGGGACACCAGTTACACCGTTCTCGGAGCGATGCAGCGATCGATGTTCAAGTTCTTCGAAATTACTAAGACAGATGTCTCCAATACGCTTAAACTGAGAGTCCGAGGAAGCCCGGTCAGCAAGTGCTGCCCCCGTCTCCTGCATCCCAGCTACGATTTCCTTGGCATCACCCGCAAGAATCGCAGCCTGCAACCGATCTTTATATTCCGCAATTGCGGACCTCTGTAAGAATCTGTCGAGGACAACACTTGCATAATGAGATACATTTGAGGATGAAGGAACCGCTCCTGCAAGTTTTGTAATATAACTGATTCCGCCTACCTTCTCCAATTCATCTCGGGATTGCAATACTGTGCTCAATGTAACAACATCAATTGGATGACTTTCTTCTCGCATCTGGACCATGGCTCGGAACAAACGAGCATGCGGCTCGTAGTAGAATTCATCTCCTCGGAGCAGTTCAGTGAGCTTGTCCAGCGCCTCAATATCGAGGATGGCTGAGCCTAACGCTGCTTGCTCAGATTCAATGCTTCTTGGCAATAGCTCATTATTGATCTCTACGATTGGAGTTTCGTTCAGCAAGCTCTCGCATCCTTTCTTTCACATTTAATGGTGGCTGCGTAGCGGTAAGTCGCTGCTGCTCCATTTGCCCAATAAAAAGCACTGCATCTTGACGTAACTGGTCTTGGTAAACAGTCACAGAATTCCTATCCTTTCTCAGGTCAGCAATCGTAGGTGGCCACTTCGGCTCCTTAGATGCATACTGCTTCAAATTAGACAAAGCCAGATCAAAAGGCACATCTGTAAGCAGTTCATGCCAGGCTGCAACCTTTTCATCATCGCCGCCGAAATTGATATAGTAGCGATTGATGTATGCGAATAAAGTGAACATCTCAGACTTCTTCAAGTTCCGCTTCCCTCGCTTTCTGAGCAAAATAAGATGCTGGGTCTGACTTCGGACGTTGGTTCGACTGGGATGCTTCAAAGGTAGCTAGAGTCGCAATACCTCGCTCATCACAACGTTGGAGGATACCCCATAAGTAACCAATGTCTTTCCCTTTAAGCCGCGTTATCTCGACAGCTTTGGTGACAAGATCATGTTCCATTCCCTTTGAAATGTAGGATGCCAGATGCTGGGATTGAAGCGAATTAATCCGAGCTGGGAATTGTAGATCGATTGCTCTTATCGCCTTCCTAAAATTCAGGTTCACGATTTCGGACTGATCACCACTGTCTTGTTTGTTTTCGTTTAGTTTAAATAATGCTGATCCTTTTACCTCATGGTTCACCTCATACTTCATCTCACACTTTGCCTCATGGTTTACCTCATTATTTGAGGTAAAGGGTATGAGGCGATATCTACCAGCATGTTGCTTCCCCTGGCTTTTATACTCGATCCTGCCTTTCTGGACCAAATAGTTTCTGTGCTTCGTCAGGGTGTTCTCGGTGACGCCTACTTTTGCCTGTAACAGGGGATTGGCTACTGCAAACCACTCTGGCCATCCACTCTTATTTGCAACCGCCATAAGGTGAAACCACAAAGTTTGTGTAGATGCTTCCAACGGATTTGTTTCGAGCCAATCGAAGAAGGCGTTCATCTCACGTAAATAATTCATAAATCACCACCTCGAAGCCATACGATACGCATTTCGTCTCCCTCAAGCTATTTAATTGCCAAAGTGCAATGATGCTTATCTTACCTGCATCGTCGATAGCCTGATCAACTCAGACGGCCGACGACAAAGGCAAGCGCCTCTGTCGATTCGTTAGTCAACTACTATAACTTCTTGTTTATTACCGACATCTTTTCTCGGTACAAGCGGTACAATATCTCCACGTTGAGGCGTTTTTTCTTGAATCCCAACTATCACACCATCTCGATTACGTTGCACCCATAACAATTCCTGTGTCCAGGCCTGCTTATCCAATTGACACTTCCCCCTTTGACAATCGCTTACGTATTGGTAAAATAGAGAACAAGAGTTCCTTAGTACGGGATTTCACTGATGTCCGCCCTGGCCGGCGGGCATTTTTCATTTCATAATTCGCAAAGCGAATCAGCAGCAGAAGATATGCGACCATTTCATCATGCTGATCTGTGTCATACCGATCAGGGTGCTTTTCCATCCACATCAAGTTATGAATGGCGTTTCTTCCAGCTTGCAAGGCTTCTGCTGCCAATTGATCTTCTGACATGTTACCGATCCCCTCTCTTCACTTCAGCTTCGTGCTGCTTAATGAGTTGTTTGCGGTCAAGGCCGAACTCTTCTTCTAGAACTCCTTGCATTACTGCTACCTTTTGACTGACATCTCGCAGTTCAAGATAGACGCGTTCGGCGGATTGTCGTCTTTTCTCCGGATCGATATGTTTCGCCATTACAAGCGCCTCCAGTGCTGCTTCAGCTTCGTCTAGTTCCTTAAGTAACAAATCCTTAAGAGCTGCAGGGTGTAAATCAAGATTCGGAACATCCTTCAAGATGTTGCTAATAAAGCCGTCGGTTTCCTCGTCAGCGATCATAAGTGCCATACGCCAGGATGACCTCGACAGCTGCTGTCTCATCTGCAATGTTGCCTCACGTTCATTATTTTCGACGCGTGAAAGCTGTGATCGATCTACGGATAATAGCAGTGCAAACTCTGATTGTGACATGTTCCTTCCCAATCGTAATTCTCGTAATGCTTGTCCAAATGACATAATTGATCCATCTCCTTGTCACATATAAATCGTACTGAGCAGCATGTGCGCATGCTTATATAGCTTTGTGACAAACTGGCACAAAGAAGCAGGCGATATGTGACGATCCAATTTGTTACAATTTACTCACCAACAACATTCCCTTATCTTGCCTGCCGTTCATATCACCGGCAGGCGCTTGTTTATCCAAACCGCAGCTTGATTGCTTCAAATGCAAGTTGCTTATTGTTTGGATCTAAGTAGTCCATATCGGACAAATTGACCTTATGGATCTCGTTATATAGGTGGAGAGCAAGATTCAGCATGAACTTCTCGCTTTGCGACCAAGGTGCAGAGATCCGCTTTAATCCAATTGCTTTAATGGATCGGTAGTGCAAATCGAAATATTGCGTTGTGAATACTGCGCGAAGCTTGGCTTGATTAGAAAAGAGATGTAGTGTTCCTCTCCAATATCGATCTCTAATGAGATCACTGGGGATTGTGTATTCTGCTGGGTTGGTCAATTTAACCACTCCAGATTCTGAAATAAAATTATTCATTATTTTGCTCGTCGAAGGTTTGCTGTTCTTGTTCCAGATAATGATGAAGGTCCAGAGTTCTTATTGATCCAATCCGTGTGATCTTCACACCATTGGAGTAATAGATGCGTCAAAACTCTCGGATGCCCAAGCTCTCTAATGACTGGGAAATCTTCGCGGTTCAAAAGCTCAGCTGCTTTAGTAGTACCAATGTCCAAGAGTTCCATGAATTGTGTCCGGTTAAGTATCGGGGGTAAATTACTAGATAATGAGTGCCTTTCAAGTGCTGAGTCTATTGCAGCATTAATTATTCCTTGAAGCTGGTCATAATCAAATTCAAATTTGAGCATTGGTTCCACTCCCTTACTTATTTTTTATTAGAGCCCTTATTTCGAAAAACAATGACTATTGGTCATTGATTTGCTCATAAAAAAGCCATTCCACTGTAACGTTAAAGAAACGAGCAATTTCAATTTTATATTTCTTACTTGGCTCTTTACGACCTGCCTCGATATGAGCGATCATACTCTGAGACAGCCCTACATTTTCTGCTAGCTTCCCTTGGGTTAGTTCCAACTCTTCTCGAAGAGCTGTTATCCTTATGTTTTTCAATTAACACCACCTCCAATTTATGACTTATAGTCATTGTACTGTGATTTGATTTTATATGACTATAAGTCATTATGTCAAGGGAATATCGATTAATTATATCCATTGGTCATAAACCTTTATTATGACCGTAAGTAATATTATTATGACTATAAGGGAGGGAAGCTCGTGACTACTTTTGGTCAGAGACTAAAGAAGATGCGTGAACAGCGCGGTCTTTCACAAAAAGAACTCGCTGAGCGCTTCAACCTCAGTCAGAGTACAATTGCATATTATGAAAGAGATAAGAAAGAACCAACAAATGCTACCCTCGAAAAACTAGCTGACTATTTTGAAGTCTCGGTGGACTTTCTTCTCGGGCGATCACAAACATTGCTTGCACCCGAACAATCCCGTATAAATGAAACTCAACTTGATCAATTAACTGACTCAGACACAAATATTGGACGAGCATTTTTTGGTGGAGCCGATAAATACACCGAGGAAGAAATCGAAGTTGCTCGTGCTGCTGCTAGAGCCGCGATTGAAGCGATGAGAAAAGCGCGGAAGAGTAAAGAAGAGGGAAATTGACATCATGAAATCAAGCGAACTTAACGAAGCGTTCCTCTACAGATCCCATATCGAAGTCTGGCAAGACGGTGAACTTCACGATTTCGGCGGCCAAATCGAGCGCCATAGCAAATATGAAGTCGTGATTAACGGCATGCACTATCTGAAACATGCTTTTGAATTTCGGATTAAGAAAAATAGCCCATAATCAACAGGGCTATTATTTTTCACCATAAATAGAACATATGTTTGTATTTTGGAGGGACAACATGAATTACATAGACCTTTCTCTTTACAAAGAAACTGATTTAGAGAAATGGATTAACGAAGCATATCGAAAGAACGATATTCATTATGCTAGCGATATGGATATTGAACGAATTGCTGCGATTTGGAATGTTGAAATTCGTACCTACCTCGGCCCCTCATTTGCGGAGTGGAAAGATGACGATTACTCTTTTATTTTCATCAATGACTACTTAACAGAAGAACATCGCCGAGAAGTATTCTTCCACGAGTTGTGCCATCCATTGCAGCACACTGGATGTCAAGACACTCATATGGCTATTCAGTTTCGCGAGCTACAAGAGACCCAAGCAGGACTGTTTCAACTCTACTCTGCCATGCCTGCTTATATGCTTGAAGAATTCATATCCATTCAGGATCGCTCCTACTACTTAAAACTACTGGCAGAAGAGTTTGTTTTGCCATTACGCATCGTTGAGCGCAGAATCAGTCAGATACAACGAAGAATTCAGCAGGAGCGAACCGACCTGCAGTTCAAAATGCGTCAAACACAACAAGAGCCTCGGACATATTCGGAAGCCACTCGTCAGCTCATGGAGCAGCTACACCGGCAACTGCGAAAAGACCAGGTACCGCATAATGCGTAGAGCATCTGTCGTCTACAGAGAGAGCGGATTCTACGGTGAGCTAGCACCTGAATGGCTCATATACGACCTTGGCTTGCTCTCAGAGGCATCATGGGGTAAACGCCTATATATTCCTATAAACGCGCCTTTTGAGCGTCAGGAAATCGATGATTTCGACGATACAGCATCGATTACGGTTCCTATAAGCGCGTACACGGTTCGAGAGGACAAACCTAATCGAGTCGGCGTCCACCTCCCCACCGTCGCTGCTTTCGCAGAAGAACGCTGCCATTTGATCGGCGCGACATTCAATGGCTCCCTAATTAGAAGACTCATCATGCGTCTGGCCGACATCGAAGAGATCCTTCATATTGACGTTCGATTTCATATTCAGAATGGAGGTTTCGACTGAATGGCATCGTTTAGGAAAATTCCATCCAACAACAAGCAGGGTTACAAATGGGTCTGTATCAAAGACGGTCCACCGGATCCGGTGACAGGGAAACGAAATCAGATTGAAAGAAGAGGGGATACAAAGAAGGAAGCTGAGGCTCGCGTAGATGCGACTATCACTTCACTTAAGGATGACGGTATCAACCGGAAGAAGATTAAATCTTTGTCGTTTGAGTTAGTCGCTGATGAGTGGATCGAGGCCTATTCACGAGGACCGGTGAAGAAGAGTACCATTCGTTCACGTAAAAACTCGATTGATCTTCTCAACAAGCATATCGCTTCCGTAAACATTGATAAAATCACACACAGAGCTCACCAGAATATCCTAAACGAACTCTTCGACAAAGGTTATTCCAGATCCCATATTGAGAGCGCGCATGTGACAGCCAACCTCATTTACAAGTATGCAATCCTGGTTAAATATCGTAAGGACAACCCGGCTACGGCAGCAACTATTCCTGTGAGATCAGTGACTGTAGAGGAAATTGAAAATAACCCAATCGAGGAAAAATACCTGGAGAAGAAGGAACTAGCCGAATTGTTGAAAGCAGCGGAACTGCATGGGCTACCCGATGATAAAGAGATGTTTTACTTGATGGCCTTCTCTGGCATGCGAAGCGGAGAAATGATCGCGTTGAAGGAGACGGATTTGAATTTTGAATCGAATGAGATGCGTGTGACTAAGACTCTTTATAACCCAGATAACAACGCCAAAAAATATGAATTAACTCCACCGAAGACAAAAGGGTCTATTAGAACGATCGATCTTGATCAGAGCATCGTTGACATGCTTAAGGAACATATCAAGCGGCAAAGGAAGATACGAATGAGCGTCATGCATTTTAATCCGGAATACCATGATGAGAAATTCCTCTTCTGTAACGAGGATGGTTATCCCATTATCCAGAAGACCGTCAATCGCCGACTTGAGAGACTGATTACGAAGACGTTCATAAAGAAGAAAGCAACCTCACACATATTCAGGCACACCCACATCAGTATGCTGGCAGAAGCAGGCGTCGATCTCCCAACAATCATGAAACGCGTTGGCCACGACGATCCAAAAACCACGCTACAGATCTACACACACGTCACCGACAAAATGAAAAAGGATGCTGGCGAGAAGGTGAATATCCACTTCAAAGACATTCTTCAAGGCGCTCGTTTGCAAGAAATGTGA